ATTTCAAACGATTGCCTTGCTGTTGAATCAGGCCTTTTTTCTCAAACAAATCTAAAAGTCCTGAATATGGATCCATGCCTGTTTCATATGGAATCTTGATTTGTACTCCTTCAAAAGGCTTGGCAAATCTTGTTTTCATTACTTTACATGCGGCTCGGATGCCCCTTACATCAGTTATTTTGTTTCCTGCCTCATCTTCTTTTAGTTTTAATTTTTTCATTGCAACAACAATACTTGATGCATATACAAAGCCTTGTCCGCCACTAATTTTATCATCTGGATCAAACATGTCTTGTGATGCATATGTGTGATTGGTTGCTACCATGCCAACATTAAGACTGCCGAACATGTTTACACAATTTCTTACAAGTGCTGTTAAGGCCTTGGGCTTTCGGCCTAGGTCGCCCTTCATGTCACCTTTGTTGAACTGATCAACATCAGTAGGAGTCATCATCATGCCCAAAGAGTCTAATACAAATAATACTTTTGGTCTCTCTGCTGGCTCTTTGTCACCATAATCAGTTTTGTATTCTTTCACAAAGTTTGATATAGTTTTAGCAACGTCATCTATCATGCTCATGCCAAGTCTAAGTAATTTGTCCTCTGAAGTATCTACACCAACAGCTCTTAGCCACGCCTCATCAAGTGCATTTTCCGAATCCACAAGTATTACAAATATATTCTGTTTTTGTGCTTCCCTGATTATGTTGCCTGAACAAATGTAAGATTTGCCAGATCCTGATTCGCCTGCAAACACTGTGACTTTGCCTAGTGGAATGCCTTTGTAAAAGTCTCCGGATATCAAATAATTCAGTGCATGGTTGCCTGTGGATATCCAATCTGTAGGATCATTAAATCCAATGCCAAGTCCATCTATTGATTTTGTAATGGACTTTCTAAATTTTGTTACATCAAATGGTTTGACCATGTTGCTCCTTTCTTATACTTTATATTCAAAACAGTAGTTTGTCAATGCAAAATTATATTTCAAAATAAAAATTGCCATTTATATTGTTTTGCCAAATTTTTTGTAGCGTGTCCAAATCAGCATCAAAGTTGCCAATGTTTATGTGTGCACCAATTATTGAAACATTTTTCTGTTTACACCAATCTACGTACTCAACAAATGGTTGCACAGAAAAAGGTCGTCTCAAAGTAATACGAATGTCGCCACTAAGGTTATCAAAATTGTTTGTATCGGAATCCTCAATGTCGTCATCACTATTAAACCATTTGTTAAACAATGATCGCCCCAAATTGCTGTACTGTATGCTAATCTGGTGCCTATCAAATGTTGTAATAGAAGTGCCAAATTTATTTTTACAACTCCACACATCGGTTGTGTAGTTACAATAATCAAATTCATATGAATATTCAATATCATGTATCAACGAATTTATAGAACGGAAAGATTCAACTAATTCTGGTCTAACTTTCTGGAGTAATGGAATAATAGAATATGTTTGTTGTATTTTTACCCAATCACGATGGCAATTGTTAAGTTTAGTTTGTGTCCAAACACAATCGATGTACGAATTAAAAATATCTAGTTTCAATTTTTCTTGAAAAAAATCATTTATCTGTTTGATAACATCAGACAGCCTATTAATTGGAATAACTTTTTTTATATTGCTGTGAAATTTATTATGTTCACCAAGTTGCTGAATGTAATATTCAGCAACTTTAGAAGGTGTAAAAGACAGTGTGTCTTTTGTTCTTTCAAAAATAAGTTTCAAGTGATTATTTTTGTTGTCTTGCTCTAATCATTGCCAGGATGTCCTCTGCTTTGGAGTTACTGCCATTTGTTGTGGCAGGTTGTTCTGCAGGTTGTTCTGGTTGTGGAGCAGGAGTAGGCTCGGGTGTCGCAGTGACAGTTGGCTCAGGAGACTCAACTTTTACTGCTGGAGCAGGTTGTGGTTGTGTAGTGCTTCCTGTGGCAGGAGCTTTTATTCCTGCTGGCCTAAAGTATTGTGAATACTTTTCTGCGTCATAAGGCTCACCATCCACTGAAGCTCTGAACATTTCTTCCATTACTTTTATTTCAACTTCGCCAGGCTTTTTAGGCAAAAAGTCACCAAGATTATGTAATCCATGTGTTTCAATGGCTTTGTTTTGTTCTTCTGACAGTGGAGTTGTTTTTCTTGACCACTTGGATGTTGAATAGTCAGCATAACCACCTTTTGTAGTCTTGTTGATTCGGAAGTCAACGCCTCTTGTGTAGTCAGTTGGAAGATCTTCCATTTCTGGATCCATTAGTGCCGACTTTATGATGTTAAAAATCTGCGGCCCAATAATAAATCTTCTGATTGGATTTTCTGGTGCATCTTCTTGTAACGGAGATGTAGTAACGAATCCTTGGAAAATATATGAACGTTTCTTCCAATATTTTCTGCCTAAGTCTTCCAATGATTTGTCTTTGAACCATTGTCTTACTTCTGCAAGTATAGGACATGCATCTCCATACATTTCCATGCACGGAATCTGTACTTGCACAGGACCTGATGTTGCATCACCTTTCACTGAATTGAAAGGCAGTTTGATCATTGCCCTCTCAGTCCAAAAGAATGTGTTGTTAGAATCACCATCGGGTAAAAACCTTAAAACTGCTTCTGAATTTTCAGGAATATTCCAATGAGGATATATTGCGTTGTCTCCAATTTGCCCTTCGCCTGATGGCTTAGAGTTTTGAGCTTGGAGTTTTGCTCTTATATCTGCCAGTGTTGCCATAATGTAAGCCTCCTTTGTGTTGCCTAGTGTGTATCACTGTAATGCATATTATATACGCACCCTTATTCTTTTGTCAAGAATTATTTTTTGAAAGCGTCTTGGTAATTGGATTGGTCATAGTCAACAGGATCTAGTACATTATCCATTTCGGCTATTTGTGCATCCATCCAATGTTCTAGATCAGCAGTTTCGCTTTGGTATTTTCTCTTATAAAATTTTCCAAGTTTGCCTTTATCTACAGTTTTACCTTTGATATCTTTGTATGCTTTGATGTCTTCTGGTGACTTTCTAACTTCATCTTTAAACTTGTCATCTGTTTTTATTCTTTTCATATCTTGCAGATATTTGTTTGCCAGTTTTATCGCTGTACCCTTCAGTGCTTTTATTTCTGGATTTGGTTTGGCGAATAATTCACCTGACGCAGATAACTGTGATTCCATGTCAGATGCAAAATTAACTATGGAATCATCTTGTGGCTCAGAAGACAAAAATCTTGTTGCTATGTCTCTTAATATTGTCATTAGTTTGAGATCTACATCTTTTTGTTGGGATCTTAAATTGTTTTGTAAAGCGTCATATGAATCATCTTTCCTCAATATTAACTTACTATTAGGATCTTTTACCCAGTTATCAACGTATTGTGCGTAACGTGATGCAGTTGATCCTTGCGTCATAATGTCACTTCTTGTTTTTGTGCCTTCTTCATCATCAGATGGTTTAAGTTCGTTGATTGGTAATATTTTGAAAGCATCAACTAGATCCTCATCAAACGTCTCTTTGGTAAATGTTTTTACAAGTCCATCTATTGTATCCTGGGTGTTTTCTTCCACTGTTTGTTGTAGTGCCTGCACAGCGTCTTCATATGTGTGTTGTCCTTGTAGTCTGCCTAATAATTTTTTAGAATCATATATTTTGATATTGGCGGCGTCAATATAGGACTGTGTGTTTTCGTCTATCATGCCATTACGTTGAGCATATTTTGTAAATTTTCTCATGGTGGCTATTTCTTGCACCTGTCTGCAAATGGATTCGCCAACTGCATCATAAGGATTACCACCTTTGGCAACGTGCATCTGCATGGCTCTAGCGCCATTTAAATAATTGTAGGGGAATCTAAATCTTTCGCCCTGATTATTTTCTATAAAAATTGCTTTAATGTTTCTTGATCTTGCTCCAGGCACAGCTTCATCCACTGCTTTGGAGTGTCTAATAATCATTTTTGTTTTGTCTAATGGTCTATATGATGTTCTTGTTGTGCCGTGCATGTTACTTTCCTGTACTGTATTTACTTGTGACAAGAATTCAAAATCGCCTTGCTTGAGGTCCAATTTCTCAATGTCTTGTGGCTTGAATCCTAAATTGTGTGTGATCGCAAATTCTCTCATTGCCCTTGCAAATTGATACCAGTTTTGTTGATCTTGTTCTTCCAAAGAATCAGCAAGATCCCTATTGTACACTAGTCTTAAGTTGTCTTCATCTATTGCAATAGAAACAGGATTATTGTTCCAATCAAACTTGAAAAACCTTGCAAGTTGTGGATCTGTTGTAGTTTGTGCTTGATCATCGCCGAGTGTAAGATGTGAATATCTTGATTTTAATTCATCAAACAAGTCTTGGGCAACTAAGTTCAGGTCCATTGCACTATTTATGACATTATTATAGGCATAGGCAAAACCAATTCTTCGTCACTATCACGCAATCTATCGAATAGTTGTTGATCCCATGCAGATATGGTTGATGCCATACGCACTGCTAATAGTGTAGACATCACTAGGTCATCATGCTCACCTGGCTTTGCTTTGAAAGAGTTACCAGATGCAACAAAATTTTTAAGTTCTGACACTAAATTTTTGGACTTTATAATCATTGTGTCATTTTCTAACATTTGTTTAAGCTTAGCACATGCAGACATTTTGCTATTGTGTGTGGTATTATAGCCTTTGCGGAATCTACGCACATGGCCTTTCTTAATTGTTTCTGATAAAAACTGTCCTGGAATATTTTCTTCACCTATGTCTGATATTGCAACAAGTCCTGCCTCACCTATTGTGTTATTTTCTATAGAATAATATATTTCAGGATTACTCACCCCTTTGGCGATAAGATCCTCGGAAAGTTTTTCTATAATTTGTTTTAGTAATCTAATTTGTCCTTGTATTGGGGTTGAGTTGTGTTGCCATTCTGCTACTTGAGACATATTCGGAAGCTCATACACTTGAATTGCACCATAGTCTCCACCTGTGCCTAATGATGGATCTAATGACACAACATACGCTTTGTTTTTTTCAACTTGCTTATACCACCTTACATGGCCATGTCTTTCAACAGGATCCTCGCCTTGCAGATCAGCAAGTTTTGTTGCTGTGATTAATGTTTCATCAAATATTAAAAACTCGCAATCATGTTCACGTCTAAAACGTTCTTCACCTATTCTTGCCCTTTCTTCCTTTGCCCATTTGTCTGTCCTTTCAGGATGTTCATGCCATGATGCTCTGAAGGCGGCAAAACCATTTTTACCCACAGGTTGTTCATTACCATATTCATCTAAACGTTTGTTGGCTTCCTTCCATATCAAGGCGAATTGGTCTTCATCTGAGTTTGGTGTTGAAGTTATAATACACTTACCGCCTGTTGACAAAGTAGGAGCAAGTGAAGTCCAAAACTCTGACGCCTTTGAAGGCGGTTGCACAAAAGCAAATTCATCACAGTAAATTACAGATAAAGACATACCTCTACCTGTGTTTTCTGTTGTAGTGGTTGCTTTGATACGAGATCCATTGTCAAACTCTAATGTGTTTCGATTATACGAATAAGCACCTGCTCTTAGGAAGTCAGGCAAGTTTTCATAAACAAACCTTACTCTATTCATAATGTCCTGTGCACCTGTAAACTTATGTGCGGCAATAAGAATTTGAGAGTCAGGAACAAACATAGCGTACCATATAAGATAAGCCGCGGCACAAGTAGTTTTTCCTGTTTGTCTTGGTAACATTGCAATTGCAAATCTATTATCATGATAAGTTTTTACTAAATTTCTTTGATATTCGTACATATGAAACTTCATAGATCCTTTAGTTGGATGCTGTATCATAGAATACTGCTCCATGAAATACAGTGGTCCGTTTTTAGGATCCATGCATTTATTCAGTTCTCTAATCTCTTGATCAGTAAATTTGATTTTGGCGTGTGCCTTTTTGGTGAGATTACCTTGTAAACTTTGTCCCATAATTGTATTTACGGTATGTTATTTTGAGATATTTGTAAGTGATGAACCAGAATAACCATCTGATTGCTTTAGGTCATATCCCTTATGGAACAT